CTCCAGCTATAAAGATGGCAGAAGGTTTGGTTCATGTGAAGCAAGACGGAGTCGTTGACCCAGAACTTATATCAAAATTAAATGCTTTATGAAAAAAATAATTTTATTGCTATTATTATCTATCAATTTTGCAGCGTGTTCTCCTAAACAAATTCAGACATTGTCTTCAGACAAGCCGCTGAAAGATTCAATCATTGTGCTTAAAGCTCAAAATGATACTTTATTGTATTCAACATACAAACTTCAAGAGACCATATTAGTGCAACAAAAAAAGTTAGATTCTTTAAACAATACCGTAAACGAATACAAATTAAAAACGTTTATGACCAACAGCGATTTTATAGAATTGTACAAATTTTCTTGGTTGTTGAGATATTATAATTTATGTAATAAAAACCCTAAAAATTGGAAATATTATAAGGGGTGGTCTACTCGTGTATTTGAGGCTCAAAATAAAAATTACAAGCCCACCGATTATGTTCCGGATGCGACATTAATGCCAGGATTTAAATAAATTTATATATTATGGAAAAGACTAATTTATTAGGGAGATCTTGGAAAACAAATGTAATAGGAATATTGTGTTTGTTAAATGTTTTTGTTTCTTTATTTTTTGTATATTTAAAAATTGCCACTATATCAGATATTGGTCAATATCTTGTAATCTCTACTCCCGTTATTTTAGGAATTGGGAAATTCTTTGATAAAGATGCTGATGTCACTGGCGGCACTAGAACTGAATAAAAAATATTTTCTTTGTTTTAAGTTCAAGCAGCTATAATAAGGTCAAGAGTTACAAAATAACTTTCTTGACCTTTTTTTATGGAACGAGTACTTAAAGACGATTTTAAATTTTGGTGTCCAGTAGCGATTGAAAAAGCTATTGACGAAACTACAGGCGTTGAAATTATGCGACTTGGCGGTATTGCTTCCACTATGGATAAAGATTCAGACGGGGAGTTTTTAGACCCTAAGGGATTTGACATAGAACCTTTGATGAAAAGCGGAACAGTAAATTGGCATCATCAAGCCAAAGGGGCACCCGCTACAATTGTGGGAGAACCAAGCAAAGGAGAAATAAGACCCGAAGGTCTTTATATTGAAACTGATTTATACCCATCTAGCAAGATAGCTCGTGACGTATATGAGCTCGCTTTGACATTAGCAAAGGATAGCAAAACCCGTCGCCTCGGTTACTCAATCGAAGGTAAAGTTCTTCAAAGAAAATCTAACGATAAAAAATCCCCTGATTATAAAATTATCACAAAAGCAAGTATCACGGGAGTTGCTATAACACACCAACCTAAAAACTCTCAAACGTTCGCTGACATTATTAAAGGCGAAGGTTCCGAACCAGAAGAAGATGACGAAGAAGAAAAATCAATGGACACTTCAACAGCCGCTCCTTTGATTAAAGAATCGGTCGACAAGAAAATAAAAAATCAATCTTTTTGTAAATCCGAGGTAATGGAACGTATATTCTTAGACGTACCAAGTATTAATATTGAAAAAGCAGAAAAAATATATTCATTGCTACTAAAAATTTCAAATATGAATAATAGAAAAACAGTTACCGACGCTGATATTGAAAAAGCATATGAAGTTTTAGGTCTTGATATTAATTCAAGTACTGAAACGATTGTGAAAGCCAAAGAAGCGGAAACAAAAGAAGCTGAAGAAACGCCAGCCGAAGAAGCCAAAGAAGCACCCGCTGAAGAAGCCGAAGAAAAAGTTGAAATGAAAAAAGCCGAAGAAGCTGAAGAAGTGAAAAAAGAAAATCGTTTTGATACGATTGAAAAAGCCATCGCTGAATCACACAAACTGACTAAAGGCTTTATTACTGCAGCTGCTGTATTGATTAAAGAATGTTCTCAAAAGCTTGATTCAGCCGCCATACATGAAGCAGAGCTATTAGATGTAATCAAAGCAAACGAGTCAACTATTTTAGGTTTGAGTCAACAGATTGAAGAATTTGGTTCTTCATCTCCTGCCCCTAAATCAATGCGGAATACAGCGGCGGTTGAAAAGAATTTTGTTAAAGCTGACAATAGCGACTTTGGCGAAAAAGCCGTTGATGACGGAATGCAACGTGTGAGTATGAAAAATCAAAAAAAGGCTATTGCCGCCATACTTGACGAAGCGACTTTTCAAAAGGGGGGATACGATGAAGAATATTCAGCCGCTTGTACTCATTTTGAAGCAAACAAAAATCTTCCTAAAGACATTATTGACCGCGTTAAGCGTGAATTTGGAATTCAAATTGTAGCATAAAATAAAAATAAAAACAAAACAAAAGATGGAAAAATTATCAATCAATCTTTCTGATTACGGATACGCCGCTGGTAATGACGGTTACGGATCTTCTTCGGGGGAAAGCGTTGACGCTCTTAATAAAGCGTTAAGTGCTGGCGAAACTACTGGTCGTGAAAACACCGACATGGCAGATGCTTCTGGCGCTCCATTGAAAGTTGAGTCTTTGGAAAAGACCCTAAAACATATCACTTTCAAGGAAGCTGATATCCGCTTGTGGAAAGACATACCAAAGAAAGCTGCTTTCAACACTGTGGAAGAGTACAACCAACAGACCAGTTACGGTCAGGATCGCGGTGGATTTAATTCTGAAGGAGAACTTCCGGACGAAGAAGACTCGACTTATGTTCGTCGGGCTCAGTTGGTGAAATACCTTGGCGTTACTAAGAGTGTGACTCACCAGATGACTTTGGTCAATACCATGATTGGGAACGTTATGGAACGTACAATCAAAGACGGTACTCTTTGGATTCTCCGTAAATTGAACAAATCTCTTTATTTTGGAGACGAAAGAATCATCCCTCAGGAATTTAATGGGTTTATCGCTCAACAGATTCAATCTGATGCTTGGGCTGATTTTGGAACTTACATGGATTCTGAACATATCGTGGATTTACGCGGTAAAGCTTTACAAGAAGATTCTATCGAAACAGCCGCCAACACTATCGTTGAAAATTACGGTTTAGGCACTCAAATTTATGCACCTCCTGCAGTATTGAGTAATTTCGTGAAAAACTTCTATGGAAACAAATTCATCCAACCGAATACTGCTGCCATGTCGAATGGTATCATGGGACAAAAAGTTCAGGCTTTTGATTCTCAGTTTGGACAGATTGGGTTGAATCACGATGTATTCTTCAAAAAATTGCCTTTCCGGACTTCTTTGAGCGCAGCTAATTCAGTATTGGCTCCGAATGCTCCTATTTGGGATGCAACTGCTCCAATTACAGTAACCGCAGCTGTTAACGGAAGTAAATGGTTCTCTACTGACGCAGGAGCTGTGTATTATGCCGTTACAGCTTTGAACCGAAAAGGTGAGTCGGCGTTATCAATTTACAATACAGCGGCAGTTACAGCTGTCGTAGGAGCTGGTTGTGATTTGAAATTTACGACAGGCGGTGGAATTAATGCCGCAACAGGTTATAGAATTTATCGTACAAAACGCGGTGGGTTGGCTTCTGGCCAGTTCTTCCCCTTGTTTGATGTTTCTTTGGATGATTTGAACCGTGGTTATGACGGAGCAATTGCCGGAAGTATTCGCGATAATAACCGTTTCTTGCCTGATACCGACCAAGCGATGATGCAACAGTTCGACAACGAGGTTATTGAGTTCGCTCAATTAGCTCCGCTTATGAAAATGGATTTAGCTGTATTATCTCCAGCCTTCCGTTTCATGATTCTGATGTACGGTACTCCGTTCTTGTACGCACCAAAGAAAATGGTTCGTTTCATCAACATTGGAACTTCCTTGACATAAAATAAAATTGTATAATCGAAGAAGAGGGGTCGGGGTCTTGCCCTTTCCCCTCTTTTTTTTAAAAGTAAACATTATGAAAATTCAATCAAAAAAAATTACTAACTCAAAATTGATTATCCCTTTTGATGGCTTAATTACAATCGATTCTGAAGGTCAGGTTGACGTATCAACTCAAGCTGCAAGAACATTGCTTTTACAGACTGAGGATTGGGAAGAAGTAGGAGTTTCTATTATTCCAGTATCAGGTGAAGAAAAATCAGAAGAAGAACAAGTAATTTCTTCAATCAAAAAAATGTCAATGCTTGACATGATTGCGTTAGCAGTAGGAGCTGAATATCCGGAAGCCGAATATGCTAAATTCAAAAACAAAGACAAATTAATGCAAGGGTACTTAATCAAAAAGTACAACGATTTAAAACTCGAAACAGATTTGGCTGAAGAAGACAAACAAACGGTTGAAGAACCTGAAGTTCCTGCCGAAAAAATTGAAGAAGTAAAATAACATTTAGTCCTGATATACCACTATGCCTAAGCTGAAACTAAAAATACAATATAACAAGAACGAAGGTCTTATAATGAGTCCATCGGAATTGATAGAAAATTACTTGTTTGGTATACCAATGAGTAATAACGACGGTAAAGTATTATCAGTTCAAGCTATTAAGAATCATATCGCGAACGCGCAGCAGAAGATTGAAAATTTGTTTAGCATAAAACTTACTAAGCAAGTTATTGAAGAAAGCCGTGATTTTGTACGCGAAGAATTTAATTGCTGGGGGTATATCAGGACAATGTATCCGATTGTATCGGTAGACGGGTTGAAAGGTTATATAAACGACGTTTGTCAAATAACATATCCTAAAGAGTGGATATCTCTAAAAAAAATATCTC